AGTCAAAAAGTAGTCAAAATTCTGTGCTGATACCACCGGTGGGGGGGTCATGGCAGATTTTTTAAAATATTTTGAAAAACTTTCGAAAAAAGTATTGACAAAGCGTCACTTTTGACGCATAATATATACATAAGATAAATGAAGGGAGCAATTGAAAATGAGCAGAGAAAAAATGGAGAAAGTGACTTTTGGCTGCGGGCATGAAGGATATATCTATTATATGAACTCTAAGCAGCGCTCAGAAAAGGAAGAATGGGCAAAGACAGAAGATTGCCCGAAGTGCTGCAAAGCCAGCCGCCGTGCCGAAAACTTAAAAAAAGCGGAACAGGCAAAAAAGGAAGTTGGACTACCGGACCTCACCGGAAGCGAGGCGCAAATAAAATGGGCAGAAACCATTCGTGCTGACGCGCTGAAGCAGATACAGCTGCGCTCAGATGAACTCGAAAAGGCAAAGAAGTGTTTCGAATCTCAGAAAGATTTCCATAGCGATGAGGAAGTCGCCATGGCAAAAAGTAACATTGAAAAGCTACAGCAAGTGCATGACTGCGCGTGGGAAATGCTCTCTACTGCTGTAGACTCGCGGTTTTGGATAGATAACCGTGAGTGGAACTACGGTCTGAAAAACGTGAATACGCAACTCAAGGGATTAGTCGACTCCTATCTTGCTTTCTATGCGAGAAAAGAAGAAAAAGCAAGCGGAATCGTGGACAAGGTGAAAGAAGAAACAACGCTGCTTCCGCAAGAAGTACAGCACAGCGGCGTTGTGGAAATTTCAGTATCAGGAGATACCGTGAGCGCACGGTACCAGAAGGACGAGGATTTTCGCCAAATTTTGCGGTACCAACTGGGATACAGATGGAATGGTGACGACAGATGTTGGCAACGCGTGTGCGGCAAATTCAGCGGGACTGCAGCCGACCGCGCTGCTGAAACTATAAATGTGCTGCTGACTGCCGGCTTTAAAGTGATTTGTTCGGACAAGGACATTCGCCGCGCGGCGGTGGATGCCACCTATGCTGCGGAGCAAAAGCGCTGGGTATCTTGGTTGGTTAATAGCAAGGTGCTCGCTCTCCGGTGGGAGCATGGGAACGATGCATTGTATTCGAGTGCTCGCTCCCTGCCTGATGCTCACTGGGACCGTGATAATGGTTCAATTGATGTACCACTGCGCAACTGGCGCGAGGTGTTGGACTTTGCTGACCTTAATGGATTCAGCATTTCTTCCGGCGCAAAAGAGCACATAAATGCAGCTCAAGAGGAAGTAATCGGGGTTGTAAAGGTAAAAGAAACACAGAAAATGCCATCACAGGCTGAACAGCTTGATGCAATCATGCAAGATTCCACCATTCCTAACGATTTGAAGGATGATTAAGCATGAAGTTAAAAACAGAACTGTACGATTATCAAAGGGAGGCCGTCGAAAAGCTTTCGCACTTAAAAGTAGGTGCCCTCTTCATGGAGATGGGAACCGGCAAGACAAGGACCGCGCTTGAACTTATTGAACGACGTCTTTCTGCTGGAAAAATTAATCATGTATTATGGCTCTGCCCTTGCTCATGTAAAAAGAATTTGTTGGAGGATTTGAACAAGCACGCCGACATAGAACCGGGGTTGATTGACATATGCGGGATTGAAACGCTGTCCAGTAGTTATAAAGCAAACACAGCACTGCTGGAATTAGTAAAGCGGACAAAATGTTTTTTGATAGTAGACGAAAGTCTGCTTTGCAAAAGTCCCCATGCACTGCGCTCCGAAGCAGTAAAGCGGATTGCAGAATGCTGCAGGTATAAACTGATACTGAACGGCACTCCGATTTCAAGGAATTACGCAGATCTGTTTGAGCAGTTTTTTATTTTGGATTGGCGAATTTTAGGTTATCGGTCTTATTGGTCGTTTGCAGCCAATCATTTGGAAATGGATGATAAATACAAGCACAAGATTCGCAGAGTTCTCAATACAGATTACCTTACTGATAAGATTTCGCCCTTTACGGTTGAAATCAAAAAGGAAGATGTGCTGACGCTGCCGCCAAAAGAGTACGAATATCGCGACTTTGAGTTAACTACAGAGCAATGTGTTCATTATGAAGCTGTAAAGGATGACTTTCTTTCAGAGGCACTCCTCTGCGGGAACAATGAATTTGAGGATTCTGTTATAATCTACCGCACTTTCAATGCTCTGCAGCAGGTAACGTCTGGAAACAGGATATTAACTCCAGCTCGTCAGGCAATGCAGAGCTGTCCATTTTTTGATAATATACTGGATAATCCAAGGATTCAGTGTTTATCAGATGTTTTGAAAGGCATTTCAGACGATGAAAAAGTGGTAATCTGGTGTAAATTCAAGCACGAGATAAATGACATTCAGGATATGCTGCATTCCAGAGGAAAATCCGTCGCAATTTGCGACGGAAACTTGACACATAAAAAACGCCAGTCAGAGTTAGACCGCTTCTATAATTCTGCGCAATTTCTGCTTGCCAATAAGAGCTGTGCAGGATTTGGACTAAACCTACAGTTTTGTCACAATGCAATTTTTTACAACAACGACTGGGACTGGGCAACACGGCAGCAGGCGGAAGACCGCATGCACCGTATCGGGCAGACAAATCCGGTGAGAATTATTGATATTGCGGCATTTGCAAAAATCGATAGCCGAATTTTAGACTGCATTTCACGAAAAGAAAATATGTCAGCACAGTTTAAGGACCAGCTACACAAAAAAAATAAAAAGAGTTTATTCGACTGGATAGACGGGAAGGATGATGAAATTGATACGGATTGGCTTGAACGATACACAAAAGCAGCAGGAAATAGAAAAGTACGTAAAAACGCATGATATAAAATCCGTTATTGTGTTTTCTCCAAAAAAGTTTGAGATGACTCTCCCCGACCTGGGGGATGTGCCGATTCGGCAAATTGAGTACAAGGAAGTTATCATGTACCGCACGTTCTATCCTCTGCTTGAAGAAATTGGAAAGAACCATTTGCTTGTAGTCAATGAGTTCCTTCGGACCGACGACCGCAGCAACCTCACATATAACTGCCTGCGGCATTACCTTGACCAGTGCAGGCACCAGATTGTGTTCGAGTATTTCCCCTTTATCAATGATACAAAAGACTTTATGATTCTACTGGATTTTGATACTAAATCCAAAAGAAAAGGCTTTGGATTTGACAAGGAATTCCTGAAAGGTGAAGATATTCTTTGTCAAAACCAGCATCTTAATCTCAATATTGATATGGTCAACCTGCCTGCCGGTGCTGCAGAGGAATATGAAAAGAAGAAAAACGGTTTGTTTGAAAGCATTGGAAACCGTGACCCGGATGTTATTCCACGCGAGCTACACGTATTTACCGGCAAATGGAAAAAGGACGAAATCCGGCCGGAACTACAATATGTTGCTCGTAATGCACGATATAAGTTGCCGAACGTAACGACGTATCCGAATGTAAAGCCAGGGCAGAATTACATTTTGCTTGATTGGCAGCACCGGAGGCTGCAGATGAATGACTTTCTGCGGGTAACCAAGCAAACAGAACTAACCTATGTTTCCACCGGCCTAAGCATCGATGATGTTTATATCAACGCTTTTAACGCATGGCTGGAGCGATTGGAGGAATTTTATGCTGAAGCAGGTATATATCAGTGAAGATGTTGTAACCGCCCTGCACAAACGCATTGAATACATCTTTGACGAATTTGAAAATATTATCGTATCAATTTCCGGTGGCAAGGACAGCACAGTGCTCTGTTGGACAGTGCTACAGGAGGCACACCGGCGCGGCCGGAAAGTCGGCGTATTTTTTGAAGACGAAGAAGTTGTATACCAGTCAACCATTGAGCAGGTTACTTGGTTAATGAACCTATATCCTGAAAACACGATTCGGCTGTGGTTCCAGTTCCCTTTCCACCTCACCAACAGCACAAGCTATAATGAGGGGCAGCTTATCTGCTGGGAGCCTGGAAAACATGACATTTGGATGCGTCCAAAAGTGCCATATTCGATTCAGCATGTTCCATGGGACAAGGAAAAGACGACAATTCGCGACAAGGAAAAAGGCTTCGGGTTCTATGACGTTATTGACAATTTTGAAGCGTCACGTCCACATACCGCATTTTTAGTCGGTCTGAGGGCAACTGAAAGCATGAATCGGTTCCGCGCAGTTGCGAAGAATCCCGGTTACAAGGACTGCTTCTGGTGTACAAGAATCAAAAAAGCAGAGGGCAGCGCCAGCTTCTACCCTCTGTATGACTGGAACTTCCACGACATCTGGAAGTATATCTACGACAATAAAATCCGGTACAGCCGGATTTATGACTATGAGTGGAAAAAGGGAATGCACATGCAGGAAATCCGTGTGTCCTCTCTTATCCACGAGAAGTCATTCAAGTCATTGGTAGAGCTTCCAGAGTTTGAACCGAAAACTTATGACCGACTGTTGAAACGCATCGAGGGAATTGAGGTCGGGCATCTTTACGGAAAAGACCGAAAGGCGCTGCGGTGCCAGAAACTCCCGAAGAATTATAAGTGCTGGATGGATTATCGTGATTTCCTTCTACAGACTTATCCGGATGCGGGAAAAAAGCACATCTTTGAAAAACGGTTTGCGCGATACCTTAACAACAATTATGTTGCCCGTCAGGAGTGCCGGCAGTTGATACTGAACGACTACGAGAATAACCTACCGGTCAACAATACCGTTGACCCGCGGGCAAAGACGTTGGAGAAATGGAGGAATTTGCTTTGAATCATCCTTTTGAAATCAAAGGCATAGATGAAATCGACACAAAAGAGGGAAAAATCACCCTGCCTTGCATGAACCCGGTCATTGTGCCGCTTGACAAGGTGCAGGCGAATGATTACAACCCGAACCATGTAAGTGACAACAATATGCAGTTGCTGCTGCAGTCGGTAAAGGACAACGGATTCTGCTTTCCTGTCGTGACGATTTACGATGATATCCTTGAAAAATACATAGTGATTGATGGATTCCACCGTTACTTGATTTTTAAAGACTACTTGCAGGCAGATGTTTTGCCTGTCGTCGTGCTCAATGAGGATATTAGCCAGCGCATGGCATCCACCGTACAGTTCAACCGTGCTCGCGGCGTCCATCAGGTAGACTTGATGGGCGATTTGGTGCAAAAGTTGGTAGAGAGCGGCGCCAGTGATGAGGATATCAGTCAACACCTCGGCATGGACATGGAGGAAGTTTACCGGCTGAAACAGATAACTGGTATTGCAGAGATTTTTAAAAACGCCAGCCACTCCAAAGCGTGGCACATGGAGGAGGTGCCGGACGATGCCTGATTGGAATTATGGCAACGCCTACCTCCGTTGCCCTATTGAGCACGGTACCGCCGAGTTTGAGAATGGAAGCAAACTGCAGGTAAGCAATGTATTCTCTCCCCTGCCAGATTTCATGAAACAGGCAGACCTAATTTTCTGCGACCCGCCGTGGAATCAGGGGAATATCCGCTCATTTTACACCAAGGCCGGGATTTATGATGCTGAAAGCGACTATGGCCGGTTTATAGACCGGCTCTTTGATTGCATCAAAAAGATACATCCGGCAACCTGCTATTTGGAGATTGGCAAAGAATATCTTGCCGTTTTTATCACAAAGATGCAAGAAATCTATAAATATGTGACGTTTTATAACAGCTCCTACTACCACAAAAATGACAACTTATGCTACATTGTCCGCGGCAGCCGTAAAGCGAAGAAGCCGAAACTTGACGGAATTGACGAGGAAGATATAATAACATGGGTATGCGAAAACGAAAGCTATACCTGTATTGGTGATTTGTGCATGGGGCGCGGCCTTGTGGCCTGCGCTGCGTACCGAACAGGTAAAAAATTTGTAGGTACCGAGCTTAATCACAAACGACTATCTGTGGCTCTGGAACGATTGAAAAAATTAGGTGGTAAATATAATGTCAAAGCTTGAATCTCTCCGTACTGCTTCTGGAATGTCGCAAATTGATGTAGCAGATAAAATCGGCATGGCTCGCCGGATGTATCAGAGATACGAAACGGGAGAACACAGTCTCGACCGTATGAAGTACGGTCAGCTGAAAAAACTTGCTGAGGTGTTGAACACAACAATAGAGGAACTAATAAAATAAGTTTTTTGCTTTTTTCTGAAAAAAACTTATTTTTTGTGCTGGTAACGCAAAAAATCCCCGACCTGCCAATTAAGGTGAGCCGGGGATTTTGTTATCTCAATTTACTTTTCTGCCGGTCTTTTAGCTCTGCCTGCTTTGCGGCAGGTACGGTATACCCCAGTGCTCGCTCGCTGTCGGATACGCCGCCGGTGGTTGGGTCAGCGATTACGCCTACAATGCTGAGCACAGCGAACAGCGCATTGATAATTGCCGCAAGCTGCTGATTGAGTACACCGTAGTCCCAGCTATACCCAAGCGGCGCAAGCACCACTTGTACCAGCAGAAGTACCGCCGGGATAAGCGCCAGCCAAAACGCTTTGTTGCGGATACGGACTTTCCAGTTGATTTTCATTATGT